ACAGGATTAACCGTATATTTTGACGGGTAGGTAGCAATGGCTAACACTACTTCACAGTCTTATAGTTTTGATCAAGACTTTTCTGTTGATGAAATTATTGCAGATGCATACGAACGTTTAGGTTTAGTAGGTACCGCAGGTCATCAATTAAAAACTGCAAGACGATCTTTAAACATTCTTTTTCAAGAATGGGGTAATAGAGGAATACATTTTTGGGAAGTAGGGAATACTAATATAAATTTAATTGCAGGTGCAACAACTAATGTTGATGCTACAGCTGAAGGATCTGGTGTATACACTTTTTACAGAAATTCTACAGATGTACCGGGAGGCGGAGAACCACCGCAAGCTACAACTGTTCCAACAGCAAACGTTTTTGGTATTTCAGATATATTAAATGTTACATATAGACAAAATTATAATACAACAAATCAATCAGATACGGGTTTAACTAAAGTTGCAAGAGATGCATATTCTGCAACGGCTAACAAAGCATCTAATGGAACACCTTCACAGTTTTGGGTACAAAGATTTATAGATAAAGTTACACTAACTATTTATCCTTTACCTAATTCAACTGCTGCATCAAATTTTTTAAACGTTTATTATGTAAAAAGAATTGATGATGCAGGAGCTTACACTAACGCAAGTGATACACCTTTTAGATTTGTACCATGTATGATTTCAGGATTATCATATTACTTATCTATGAAGTTTGCACCACAAAGAACACAGGAGATGAAGTTGTTGTACGAGGATGAATTAGCTCGAGCACTATCTGAAGATGGTTCTGCAGCTAGCACATTCATTACTCCGAAGACATACTATCCAAATATATAATGGCTAGATTTGCAAAAGGTAGTAGAGCATTAGCGATCTCTGATAGATCGGGTGCAGCTTTTCCATATAGAGAAATGGTAAAAGAGTGGACAGGTGCGTGGGTCCATCAATCTGAATTTGAACCTAAACAACCACAATTAGAACCACATCCTGTAGGCGCTGATCCACAAGGATTAATGCATGCAAGACCTGCAAGAGTTGAGTTTCCAGTACAAGATATTTTACCAAACAATCCTTTTACTACAAACTCAAACACAACCTTAAATGTTTTATATCCAAGTAATCAAATAAATGAAGGAACATCATATGTTAGATTTCAAGCAGTTAAATCTAGAGTTGGTGGTGTTGCTACTGCAACTTTAGAATTATCTACAACATTAAATGGTGCAATTAATGCTACAGTAAATACATTAACTTTAAATGATTCTACTCAATTTCCAAACGATGGTTTTATTGTAATAGAAAAAGTAGACCAAGATGCAACTAGTACAACTTTTGGACAATATATAAATGAAACAATTCAATACACAGGTAATAATGTAGGTACAGGAATTTTATCTGGATTAACAAGAGGGACAGCCGCTCCTTTTAGAGGATTTACTCCTTCTAATACTACAGCAACAACTCATGCAAATGGAGCATTAGTTTTTGGTTCTAGATTAGCAACAGCAATTGCAACTACTGTAGAAGTTGGTCCTACATTACCAAATGGAACGCAAGCAACAGAACAACAATTTAATTCTATAACAGTTCCTTTAGTAAATGCAGCAGGTAGATCAGAAACAGGAGGCGGTTTTCAGTGTACAATTGGACCTGTAAATGATAGAAGTTAATTATGGCTGGATATACATACTCAGAACTAACAACAGATATTAGAAACTATACAGAAGTAGATTCTAATGTATTTACTACTGCTGTTATAAATAGATTTATAGAAAATGCAGAACATAGAATAAATTTAGATTGTCCTATGGATTCTGATAGAATCATGGCACAAGCACAATTTGCACAAAATTTTAATAGTATTACAGTTCCTACAAAAGCTTTATTTATAAGAGGAGTTCAAGTTTTTAATTCTACAACAGTTGCTACAGATCAAGGTTTTTGGTTAGAAAGACGTGATCAAACTTTTATTACAGAATATGTAGGAGAAGCAACAGGACCTTCTGGAGGGTCTGCTGGACAAAATGTTAAAGGATTACCTAGATATTATTCTATGTTTGGTGGTGCCACAACCGGAGCTAACACGGCTACATCAGGTGCTATATTTGTAGCTCCTACACCAGATCAAAATTATCAATATATTATACATTATAATGCTGTGCCCGGAGGTTTAGAAGACAACACGGGTGGAACATATATAAGTAATTACTTTCCACAAGGTTTATTATATGCATGTTTAACAGAAGCATTTATGTTTTTAAAAGGTCCAACAGATATGTTGACACTATATGAAAATAGGTATAAAACTGAACTACAAAAGTTTGCAGCGATGCAACTTGGAAGAAGAAGACGAGACGATTACACGGATGGTACAATAAGAATTCCAATCGAGTCAGCGCCTCAATAAATTTAGGAGAAAAACATTATGGCAATAACATCAGCAGTTTGTAACACTTTCAAAACAGAAGTTTTAAGAGCGATACACAACTTTACACAAGGTGGCAATGAATTTAAACTAGCATTGTACACAAGTTCGGCGACACTAAATAAATCAACTACGGCTTATACTTCTTCAAACGAAGTGGCTAATGGAAATGGTTACACTACTAAAGGAATTGCACTTACAAATGTAACACCTGCTTTATCTACTGATACAGCGTGTTGTGATTTTGCAAATGTATCTTTTACATCAGCTTCCTTTACAGCTAACGGTTGTTTAATTTATAATGAAACAGCATCAGGTGATCCATCAGTTTGTGCGATCGCATTTGGTGGAGATAAAGTTGTAACAAATGGAACTTTCACAATTGAATTTCCAGCAGCAGACGCATCTAACGCTATACTTAGAATAGCATAAGGAGTAACTCCTTATGTCGGTAATCAGAACCTTCACTATAACTGTAGGTAGTACTGATTCTGGTAATAAGTATTACATAGACTCAGTTTTACAAGCGACTGTAAATCTTGCAGAAGGATTTACTTATAGGTTTGATCAATCTGATAACACAAATGGTGGTCACCCATTAAAATTTTCCACAACAAGTAATGGAACACATGGTGGTGGTTCAGAATATACAACAGGTGTAACTTATAATGGCACACCGGGTCAAGCAGGCGCTTACACGCAAATTACAGTTGCAAATCCTGCACCACAACTTTACTACTATTGTCAGTATCACTCAGGAATGGGTGGACAAGCAGACACTGAAAGTTCAAATTCTTGGGGTCTTACTACATGGGGGCTAAACAATTGGGGTACACAAGGTGAGATCACTATCCCTGTTACGGGGGTAGCAAGTACATCTACAGTAGGAACAATTTCACCTGCAGATGTCATGGGACTGACAGGTGTACAATCAACTTCTAGTGTTGGTAGTGTTATAGCTTTTGATACTTTATTAGTAACTCCAACAGGTGTACAGTCAGCATCTTCAGTAGGTTCAACTACAGTCGACATTATATTAAACATTGATTTAACTTTAACGGGTTTACAATCAGCAACTTCAATAGGTTCGGTTACAACCAGCACTGAACAAACAGCAGGTTGGGGCCAAGATACTTGGGGAGCTGAAAATTGGGGTGAGTCTGCTCTTGACGTTACTCTTTCAGGTTTAGCCACAACTTCTGCATTAGGTTCTATAGGTTCTATAGATGCTGTGACAATGGGTTTAACCGGACTTTCAACAACTTCCGCAGTTGGATCATTGTCTCCAACAACCAGTCTTTCATTAACACCGACAGGACAATCAGCAACTTCTACAGTTGGTTCTATATCGATAAATCAACAGAATGTAGGTTTAACCGGACTTTCAACAACTTCCGCAGTTGGATCATTATCTCCAACAACTAGTCTTTCATTAACGCCAACGGGTCAATCAGCAACTGTTTCCCTAGGTGGTTTAATTTTATTTACTGGAAAAGAAGTTACTCCAGCTGGTGTACTATCAACGTCTGCAGTTGGATCAGTAAACGTTATATCAAACGAAGAAGCATTACTAACTGGTCAATCAACAACTTCTGCAGTAGGTTCAATTTCACCTGCTGATGTAATAGGTTTAACAGGAGTATCAACAACATCTTCTGTAGGATCTATTATTCCTGAAATAGGAGATTTGTTAACTGGAGTATCAACAACATCTTCTGTAGGAGTTTTGGTTACTCAAATAGGAGTACCGTTAACAGGAGTGTCAGCAACTTCTGCAGTAGGTTCAATTTCACCTGCTAATGTAATAGGTTTAACAGGAGTACAAGCGACTTCTAGTGTTGATGATACAGGATTAATTCTTAAATATTATGGAACATTAACACCTAAAACTAGCACAGGATATACAACCAAAATTCCTGCATAATTATGTTTGACTTGACAATAAATAACTAATATAAATAACAAAAATAAGGAATATAAACGATGGCATCAACATTTTCAGATCTAGGAATAGAACTAATGGCGACCGGCGAAAATGCCGGTACTTGGGGAACAAAAACCAACGCTAACTTAAGTCTTGTTGAACAATTAACAGGTGGATATAATAGTTTATCAATTGCTGGTGGTGCACAAACAACAGCTTTAACTATAGCAGATGGTGCATTAACAGGTACTGCTCAACACAGAGTTATAGAATTTACTGGTTCAATTACAGGGAATCAAGTTGTAACTTTTCCTTTACTTACAGAAAATTTTTACTTTATTAAAAACAATACTTCTGGTGCATTTACAGTACAATTAAAAGCTGTTTCTGGTTCAGGAGAAACTGTTACTTTTTCAGCTACAAATAAACTTTGGAAAATTATTTGGTTAGATGGTGTCGCAACAAACACAGGTGTTTACGAAGTTCCATTTGAACCAGCTGTTCCAGACTGGCTTACTAAAACAGGAGCATATACAGCAATCTCTGGTAATAAAATTTTTGTAGATACAAATGGTGGAGCAGTTACAATAACTCTTCCCGCATCACCTTCTGTAGGTGATCAAGTAAATTTTGTAGATTCAAGATACACTTTTGATACTAATGCATTGACTGTTGGTAGAAACAGTTCTAAAATAACTAACGCAACTGCGGACTTAGTAGTTAATACTGAGGGTGCAGCGTTTGGATTGGTTTATTCCGGATCAGACGTAGGATGGACTTACACGGAGAAATAGAATATGGCAAATTACGAAGCAACTAAATATAATTTTAATGGGTCAGACCTTACAGGTATTGAAGGTATTCCAACGGCAACTATCGTGCCATGGTCTTCTGCCTCAGTGCCAACAGGTTTTTTAGAATGTGATGGAGCAGCAGTTTCAAGAACAACTTACTCTGCATTATTTGCAATTGTATCGACTACTTACGGTGCAGGTGATGGCTCATCTACTTTTAACGTACCAAATTTAGCTGATAACGTTGCAATGGGTAAATCTGGAACTAAAGCTTTAGCTTCAACGGGTGGAGCAAATACTGTTGCAGTTACAGCTGCTGGTAATGTTAGTTCAAGCACAAACACAAACACAAGCACAAATATTAACGTTACAGGGAACGTTGGAGGTAGTACAGGAAATACTTCTTTATCAACAGCACAACTTGCTTCTCACAGTCACTCTCCAGCTGGTCCTTTTACTACTGCAACTTTTGCTGGGAATAGACAATCTGCAGGTTTAAGGGGTCCAGCGAACCCATCTTCAAGTGCAAGTACAGGAAGTACAGGATCTGGATCAGCTCACTCTCACAACATGAGTGCAACTTTTAGTGGTAGTGGTACTGCTTCAAGCTCAAGCTCAAGTTCAACTAATAGTACTTTTAGTGGTACTGCAGTTAACCCATCTGTATTACAACCTTATTTAACATTAATTTATATTATAAAAACTTAGGAGAAAAAATGGCAACTAACGCAAATTGGACAATAATATTTGATGATAAAGTGGTAATTAAAAATTACGCAGAAGGAGCAAGTCAAGGTATTGGATATGTTGTATCTGATAATTCTTTTTGGTCTGATTCTAAGTTTTCAAATATTTGGGCTATTCAACATGGTACATCTGTATCTTCTGACGAAATAGAATATAGAGATGAAACTCCAAATTCATCTTATGACGATGCAGGTTTAGGAGACATAAGTCAGTTTTCTTCTAAATGGGATGAAGCTCATTTATCACAGTTACAAGCTGATTGGGATAATGATAATGTTGAAGATGAAACTGCAGATGAAAAAATTTCTAGATTAGGTGCAAGGCCTACATCTTATTCTTCTTAATTATTTTATAAACATTTGAACAGAAACTCTAGGAGTCAACGGACTTAAAACAGGATTAACTTTGTGAGTTAGTGGAGCTTTTATAATTACCAAAGAATTTCCTACCACAGGTATAAAACCGTGACCATTTTTATCACGAAACATAAGTTCGCCACCAAAATTACTATTCCATTTATTATTTACATAGTAGGTAGCTCCATACTTCCATGCTCCATCGTCGTGCCAGTTAATACCAGCACCTTTTTCCATATAGTGAATAGTCGTAATTATTTCTTTTAAATTTAATTTATAAAATTGATTGTGTTTAGTCAAAATTTTTAATTTTTCAAATGGTGGGTAGTTTGAAACTTCTACTCTTTTTGGTGGAGTTATATTTTTTATTAAATCTTTAGACCACACTTCTTTAGATGAAGTTAGATTTATACTTTTACGTTCTTTAAATATAGCATTATGAATTCCTTTATAAGTTGAATAATCTAAAAAATTTTGAATATAGTAAAGTTTATCAGGTATTGAATATATTAACTTCATAACTTTATGATACTATCTTAACATCATCCAAGAAGTTAAAATATACTTTTCACCCGATAGTGGTGGATTACCTCTGTGCACATAAGGAAAACTCGCAGGCCATATAACTATCCTACCTTTTTTTGGTTTTACTCTTTTAGAAAAAT